ACGCCAGGGCGAATGAAGCCAGGAAATGGAAAGCGTTGGCTTCAGTGAATTGTGGCTTATCTAAATCTTTGTTAATTCTAAGCATGGCAATCCTTTATTTTACTTCAACCCAATCAAGATAACCAACCCATCGAATCGTCTTATCCACCTTACCCGTGACGCCAATTTTCAATTCATCTGGCGAACCTGTAATGACACTCACCGCTACATCTGTACTTTCAAACGATGAACCGCTCGTTTCACTAAAATCATTTCGTATTTGCGCCCAAACCGGTGTACTGCCAATATTGTCCACCATTCCCTCGATAATCCAAGAGGCAGAATATGAATCGGTTATGTTTTTTGCTATAATCATGATTCGGAAGGTATAACACTTCCCATCTTCGAGATCAAATATTGTCGATGGCCCATCAATTAACAGCTGTGTGGGGGTACTATTAATTGTAAACTGCCGCATTACAATCTGCCCCATCTGAGCATCACCTCGGGTGAAAAATATTCCGCTGGCTAATGAATGTTGAGCATAGCGTTTGGCGTGGCTATAAACTCCCTCAGCATGGCTATAATCCCCCTCAGCATGGCTATAAACTCCCTCAGCATGGCTATAATCCCCCTCAGCATGGCTATAATCCCCCTCAGCATGGCTATAATCCCCCTCAGCATGGCTATAAACTCCCTCAGCATGGCTATAATCCCCCTCAGCATAGCTGGAATATCCTTCGGCATGGCTGTATGACCCCTCGGCAATACAGTTGAAACCAATGGCACTGTTATTAACACCGTCTCCACCAGCTAAAACATAATATATCTCTCCGCAATCATCTTCCAAATCCCGACCGCCCGACTTTACGATTCTTGTATCCCCCTCATCATAATCTGAGGAAACTATATCTGCCGTAAACAAGAATTTTCTGTCATCGGCTAAAAATATTATTTTTTTACCGGCTACAAAATATGAGGTTACATCTACCCCTAATATATCGAAGGTATTATTGTCAACTATGGAATAACTATATTCATAGCCCATAAAATCGAATAATTTCGCTCCGGCGGTGCATCCTTCGCCGGCTACAAAACTATTGTCTCCGGCGGCAAGATTATTTCTGCCCGCCAATACCGCAGATTTCGAACCCTCCACATAACTATTATTACCTACAATTAATTTTTCTGTGGAAATTAATCCCGCAACACTCAGCGAATCGGTTACTTCTACGTAACCCGTTCTCGCGCCTGATAGTTTCAGATTGCCGGTATTGCTGATCACCGAGTCGGTCGCCAGCGTGCCGAGATCGGTGATCATTCTCTGGTCTGCGTCGATGTTTTTCCCGAGCACTCCGATGAATACCGAATCGCCGTCAATATGCCGCGCGAAGATATTCTTGAATTGCTGGGTGGCGATGCCAATACTCGCACCATCATTGGAAACCGGCAGGATGATCGAGCCGACCGAAACGCTGTCCACCGTCAGCAGATTCATGATCCATTTCGCAGTGCCTAGCTCGACCGGCACGGACGCCCTAATATGGACGGTATCATTGCTCAGATATACGGTCAGGGAATCGGTTTCGTCGGAATCGAGTACGGAAAAATTTTTGCCGTTCCAAATCCGCAGATGCCCTTTGACATTGGTCTTCGGGGCATTGATGTCATAGGCGCCCGCGCTGCCCCATAGCAGGGCGAAAACCAACATAATCGAAAATATTTTTTTCATCTTATCCTCCATTATCTGTAATAAATTTTTCCTGATTGAGCCTCGGCAAAGGTCAGGGTGAAAGAATTCATGTCACTGGCATGATTGATGTTACAGGATATGACATTACCGTCGGTATCAAGTACCCAGACCTGTGGAATATAGCCCAGATTATGTGTGACCGTTTTGGTGACATCGCCGGAAAGCAGGGCGAGATAGGGCGCGGCATTGGCGCCGACCATATAGGGCACCTCGACGAAATAGGTTATCGTCGGTGTGCCGTTGCCGCCGGCCTTGACCTTGTAGTAGCCCGTATGGTAGTCGATATAATAATCGCCATTGGCCGTCACAGCGCCCTCGGTTTCCTTTTCGGTCTTGAAAATCGAACCATCCGGCGTCAGACTGGAGTCGCCATATTCGCCAATCCAGCGCTTGGTGGAATTCAGAATGCGCTTCACCAGGAACGTGCCGGTATAGGTATTGCCGGTCGACATGGATCCCAGGGTTTCGGATACCTCTACCAGTCGCGTCGCCTGAATGGCCAAGAGATTCAACGCAGCTTTTTCGGGCAGATCATATATACCTTGTCTTGCCATTAGAAAATCCTCCTTGTTTCGAATCCTTCTTCAGGGTTGATTTTGGGTAGTTGGGCGGTGCGCTCATACTCACCGCCAATTATCTGACTGCGCAGGATCGGGATGCGATCACAGCGGCAGTTGTGGTCCCACGGCGGGGTATATTTCAGCCAGAACGGGTCGCTCTTTTCACGCACCACACCATTCAGGGCGGCATGGCTGGGGCGCGTGCGATCATCACCCACGGCGCGATACTCATAGCCCCAGATAGCGTCGGCAACTTCCGGATCGTCATAGAGCGCCTGAGCACCCTCCTGATAGGCGCGCATCATATTGTTCTGGAAAATAGTCTTGAGGTGGTTCGCACCCAGCGGCTGATCGGTCATATCCTGACCGAATACCGTTCCGGTATATTTGATTTTCTGGGCATTGACGGCACTCTCGAAGCTCTTCCAGTTCCAGCCCTTTTCGAGACCGACGACGATATTGTTATAGATTTTTTCGATGTCGCCCTTGATCAGGCCGGCCACCGTGAAATAGCGCTCTTCATACAGTTCCAAGAGCGCCTTCATTTCCGCTTTGGTGATATTGACCAGTCCAGAGAAATATTTGATCGCCTCTTCCGGCGATTGAAATTGCAGGTCGTCCAGCTCGGCGAATTTCTTGATCGGCTTTGGCTCCGGCAGATCAATTTTGCCCATCAGCTTCTGGCGGGCATAATACTTCCCCACCAAGTAATACATCGTCGCCGCATTGATCAGGGACTGCTTGACTTCGCCGACGTTGACCGAATATTTCGGCGGTACTTCGATCGCTTCGCCTTCGGTGATTTTCTTTTTGAATTGATTGGTCACCGACTCGAAAATGGCATCCATCTGCTCGGCGATGACATTGAGCGCCATGGTGTCCAGTTTCTGCAGCTCGGACTCGCGTTTTTCCAGAAGATTCTCGACCGATTCGGCGAATACCGACAGGGCATTATTGTCGATGCCCTTGGCCGGATTGGCGGTCTTAGATTTTACCTCCGCCACCGGCTCCCCCTGCTTGGGGAATGGTATGGCGAATTTCTTGTAGAGCCAGGCTTGCGGGATGGGGATGGCTTCGGCAATGGCGGGGAAGTTCTGCGCCAGGATCAGCGGGTCGATTTCGGAAACGAATTCGAATTGCGGAATCAGGTCGGTGTTGCTGTGGAATCTGATCAGGCGCCGGATGAGCTGCTTGTTGATTGCGCTCTGGATCATGGCGGCATCGAAAGCCACATAGTCATCGAGCGTGGCGGCGTGAATGGTGCCCAGCGCATAGGAGCCCTGCCCGCGCTTGCCTTCTTCGCTGGTGAGCGTCTGCCCGAGGATTTCCTTGCTGATTTCCTTGTTGCAGCGCTCGATGAAATTGTCATAGCCGACATCACCCGAGCGGGTAGCCTCCAGAAAAGAGAGGTCGAAACCTTCCGGTAGCATTACGCCCGATTCCGATTGAAGCGTTTGGAGCAGACTCTGAATTGCCTCGCGTTCTTTGGCGGTGGCATTGTTGGGAATCTTGGCTTTGGCGGTGGGCATCCCAAATTTTTCGGAAAAAATGGCCCAAAATTGAGCCTCGTTTTTCTTCAGCCAAGCCCAAAATGCGACCCGCGAGAGGGTCGGGTCGCCATAGGGATTTTCGTCATTATCACCATAGACAACATGAATGCTTTTTTCCAGTGGAAGTTCGACGCCATCGAGGCCGTAGTTGCTGGTCAAGATTATCTTTTCGACGTGCCCGAACTCGTTGGTCTGGAATCTGACCAGCTCCTCGGGCTTGAAACATATCGAGCGAATGCCGATCATGCCGGCGTATTTGGCTTCTTCGATGATGCGCCAGTTGATTTCGCTCACCGAAAAACCGTATCCGACGGCACGGTGCAGGCCCTCCAGGTCTTGCAGAAATTCGCCCTCCATATTTTCCAGATTCCACTGGACGAACTCAGCCCAGAAAATAGCCTCTTCGCTGTTATCGGCGGGTCGAATTTGCCAAGGGGTTTTGAGTAGTTTCTGCCGACGGGTACGCAGGCAGGAGGAGATATGGGTGTCACGCGCTATTTCCCCGAGATACTTGATGCCCTTCTTGGCGATCAGCTCATCCGGATTCTCGGCCCACTTGTATTTTATTCTTGAGCCGATGACGCCGACCTCCTGCAGATTAGGCTTTTTCATTGCGGCGAAAATCTGAAACGGATTCCTCAATTCAACCCTCGCTCGATATAGATGTCCTGATGCAGATTGGTCTGCAATTCAGGGTAAAAGTTCAACTGACGCAGGTGGGCGGTAGTAGTCTTGACGCCACTGGTGCCCAGCATTTCGAAATTGACTGCCGCGGGCAGACGGTCATTGGCGCAGAGGATAGCCATCCAGGCGGCATCGAAATCATCGTCGCCGATTTGTTTCTTGATCGGCTCCAGGGTGCCATACCGGGCATTGGTTTTGGATAGGCGAATGTTTTTCAGGTTGGCGACGAAAGAATGAGCGGCGCGGGCAATTTCCGAATCGTCATCGGGCGAAAAATAGGGGATGATCAGGTTGCCGCTTCGGATTTTCTGCTGCAGAATCTGGGCGCCATTCCATTTGGTCTGGCCAGTGTTCCAGATGGGCGAAAAAATCCAGTTTTTCCAATTGGCGGCGGAATTTTCGGGGAATAGGTTGCGATTGACGCTGATCAGGCGTTCGCGGTAGAGCATGTCGTTGACTTCGGAAATCAGGTCGGCTTTCAGGGCATCGCCGTAGGCATAGTCGGGCTGATAGAATGCCCACCACTGGACGATGTCCTCCTTGATGAGGCTCGTGTCGGTGGTGGCTGCCCAGCGCTTGCCATTGAGCCAGATAGATTTCGAGCCGATGTGTTCGAAGACCTGCATGGAATAGACCGAGGCGTCGGCAGATTCACCGGAATGCCCCATATCGACAGCCAAGGTCACCCTGCCGGTAGGATTATATTTTCCACCCGGCACAAAGGGCACGCCGCGATAGTCGGCGGCCTTGCCCGCCATCAACGCCTGGCGCACCCAACTCTCCCAAATGTAATTGCGGGCTTCGGTGAATTTCAGCAGGTAGATACGCAGCCAGTCTTCGGCCGTATTCTCTTGCCGGGCCAATTCGACCAGCTGCTTATCGTATATGCCGATCGCCAGGCCATCATAGACATCGAAGGGCGTGCACTGATAGTATTTTTCGTCGTTGACGATGCGAAAGATATTGCCGCGTCCTTCCTGAATCGTTCCGGTCAGTCTCACGCGTGTGGGCATGCCGTTGCGGTTCTGGGCGGCGCCGCGTTGCAGAATCCGGTCCACGTAGATTTTCCAGTTCATATCGTCGAATTCTTCACAGCGGATGATGGTCGCATTTTCACCGTCGAAGTTGGAATTTTCGCCGAAGCATTTCCAATTCGACATATTCCAGAAAGCATAGCCACTTGTCGATTTCTGGCGTTTTCCGTCACGAATGGCGATGAAAGCGCTGAGCGGTTCGGAAATTTCGATTGCCGAAAGTTGATATTTCAGACTGGTCTTGGCTTGGTCTTCCTTCGGTGCCCAGGTGCGGCCATCTTCGAATGGTCGGGTGGCGGTGTCTTTCAGACAAAGCAGCTCGATCAATTGCGTCTTGCCCATGCGGGGCGGCGCCATCAGCAGGACGTAGGGATGTTGTTCGATTTCATTCATCCAGATGGCCTGCATAGGGCGAAGTTCGAAATTGCAGATATGCTTCAGCCAGAGCGGGGTATTATGAGCATACTTCAGGATTTCCTTTTCGGCGCGGTTGGCGATCCGAATGTCACCGGTTTTCATTTTTCACCTCATTCGACTCTTTTTCCAGCGCCTTTTCGGTTTCATATTGATTGAGCGCCTGATCTTTCTGGCGCATTTCATTGGCTTTCTGGCGGAATTCATCACGCAATTGGGCGAGCATATCGTTCATCTGGAGCAGATATTCATCGGTAGATTTTTTCATCTTGTCGCTCTGGTCATCAAGGAAGCCGCGGATATTATCGCGGGCTTCCTGCTTGGCGGGCGTGATCATCTGCTGGTCGGCGGTGAAGCCAATCGAATTCATCAGCTCCGGCAGGCGTTCGATTAGCGGATGGGACTTGATGATCGTGGTGATCATTTTGCCGATTTGGCGCTTTTCTTCGACCGTGACGCCCTGGTCGAAAATGTTCTTCAGGCTCATCTGGATGACCTGATATACTTGTGCCTGGGTCATGCCGGCAAGTTCCTTGAGCAGTTCGGGCTTGCCGTCTTTGTAAGCGGCAAGAAATTTTAATAGGGGTTCATGGTTCGTCGGGCACCATTTTATTTCCTTGGCCTCGCACCGTTCGCGAGTTTCCGGTTCGCAGTTGGTGCAGCTGGGATATTTATCGAATTTGGCGGGGGCGAGCGGACGTAGGCGGGTGGCATATTGACCGGTCTTATACGCATTGACCCCGATGCGTTCTGCCGATTCCGGTGAAAGTTTCCGTGGCAGCCGGCTATTCAGGGCAGAACGCTTTTTGCCTTCTGGCGTTTTGGGACCTGTGGCTTTATCGCGGCCCATCAGGGCGGAATATCTTTGGGGCGAGATGCTTTTGGTCAACTTGCCACATTTGGGGCAGACAAATAGAGGCACCTCGTCCTGAAAGACAATCTCCTGGGGCGTTTTTTTGTACGGCTGATCGCAAGCCGGACAATAGAAAAAGAAATTTTTGGTTTTGACGAACATCACAGCCCAATTTATGGGCATTACTAATGCTTGTCAATAGATCGTCTTAGATCCTAATTTGTCGTCGGGAAAAACGAAAAACCCCGCCTTGGAGCGGGGTTTGGGGGTGGTATGTGGGGCGTCTCACTTTTTACGTTTTAATTTTTCCAGTTCGGCGGCAGGAATCAGCCAGCCGAAACTCTTCTTCACCGCCATTATCTTTCCGGCAATGCATAGCTGCCGGATGCGGGCGGTGGTATAACCGGTCATCTTGGCGGCTTCGGAGACGGTCAGGTAAGATTCTACACTTTTTTCCAGAGCAATCCGTTCTTTCCAACCGTAGATTTTCTCATCGGGAATTTTGCACCCGAGCCTCTCTTCGAGCTCGGACTTGTTTTCCCGGAAATTACCGTCAATATAGACATGATCTTGGAACAGATTTTCCCGAATCCATTCTATGGCACTCTCCAGCGTCGGATGTGGATCGAACATCGTACAGCCACTCGCGTCCGCCAGATGAATGGCATAGGGACAAACTTCAAGGTCACTTTCGTTTTCACCATTCTCGGCGAGCAGCCTTTTGTATTGGCTGTCTTCCGGATCGTATTGCTTTTTATTCTTTAATGAAACCATAATTGGTTTTTCCAGTTTCACAATATCAAGAATTATCGTGCTCATTTTTTCCTCCTTGCCGGATTGCCCGCCGGCTCGGGGTTGATAATGATTTCAAAATACAAAGCGGCCACGGTATCGCTACCGCAGCCGCTTTGTTTAATTCAGCATTTCCCGGCTGAAGATGAAGGCATGTTCTAAATGACGGCGGCATCGGAGCTGCCAATGCCTTTGCGTCGTAATTCGTGCCATTCTTCGGTTGGGCGATTGCTTTCTTTTTTGATGTAATTCATTTTAAACCTCCTTTTTTTTACTTTTTATATACACACTTTGTTGTTCTTCTTTTCATTCTATTTTTAATTTATGGCTCATAACCCACCACTCTTGCCTGCCCCGCTTTCAGCGATAGCTTACCTTAGAACCCACTCCCGTTATCATAATTCCCCTGACATCCAGGTGTTGAGCAGCCAATACCTATAGCTGCTCTCCCACCCCCACAATAGGGGCATTCCCAGTCCGCATCAGTCCATTCACTGTCATCATAGTCGTCATATTCATCATATTCATCTCTACTACACTCGTTACAAATTTTTGTCATAATTTCCTCCTGT